GTATACAAGTTTAGCTCCCTTTTCTTCTATAATTCTGCCGAGAAATAAAGCCGTATTTGATTTTTCTTTTTTATATAAAAAATCATTAGGATCAAAACCTGGATAAACTACAAATTCAGATCCCAAACCTATATATGTGCATGAATGGCCGTGCATTTTATGCATTTGACTATGTGTTTCAAATATTTTAACGGGCGCAAACATGCTATCATAACCAATACTTGGTTCTACTACAATCGCTTTATTATAAAAATGTTTTACGCATGATTCGTGGGCAAATCCAAACCAGCATAATATAAATTCTTTATCTGATTTAATTCTTTTATTTAATTCTTTTGTACAATTTTCATTAAAAATTTTAACTGCGTTTGTATTTACATTTTGATCAAAACCTTTGTTCTTCCAATCATTTATGTTGCCATAACTCTGTTTTAATATATTATTATTAATAACATTAATATGTTCTGTGCAATTAACACTAGAGTCTTCATGACCATAATGATAAACAGTATGACCTCTTTTAGTCATTTCTTCACAAAATTTATAAACCTTTTGAACGAAGGCGCACAAAGAAATATCTTTTCTTGTCGGTGAATATGGAACGCTCAAACAGTGAAAAACCATACAATATAGTGTAAATTCCTAAACAACATGTCAACCAAAAAGAAGAAAATTCAAAAAGAAAAAGATGATCTCAACGAAATTATTGCTGATAATCATTTTAGATCTGTAAAATTAAATATCCGTAACTTTAATTTAACAGATAAACAAAAAAGCTTCGCTCAGATAGCCTTCGATAAGAATACAAAGATTATTTTTATCAATGGTCCTGCTGGTTCTTCTAAAACATTTTTAGCTGTATATTGTGCGCTTCATATTTTGAATATGAATCCTAGATCAGAGCTAAAATATATTAGAACAATCGCTGAATCAGGTGAAAGAGCGTTAGGTTCACTGCCTGGAACTGTAGATGAAAAGTTTAATCCATTTATGATGCCATTGTATGATAAATTAGATGAGTTGTTGCCGATGTCTCAATCTAAATATTTGGAAACCAATGGTTTTATCGAAGCTCTTCCAATCAACTTTTTAAGAGGAGCTACTTGGAATGACAAAATTATTATTGCCGATGAATCTCAGAACTATAGTAGTAAAGAATTGATCACGCTTCTTACTCGTATTGGAGAAAACACTAAGATGTTTATCTGCGGCGATGCAATGCAATCAGATATTGGCAACAAATCTGGTTTCATGAGGGTATATGATCTTTTCAATAATAAAGAAAGTGAAGAGCGCGGTATTTATTGTTTTCAATTTGATGAAGAAGACATTATGCGTAGCGAAATTCTAAAATATATCGTTAGCGTCTTCAAGAAATTAGATAAAACAAATATACACTGATATAATAAATGTATGAGTAATATTTACTGTTCAAATTGCGGAACTAAGCATGTACTAGGATCTAAATTTTGTACTAATTGTGGTAATTCATTAGGAGGATTTGCTAATATGACTAAACCATCTATTCAACAACAGCCATCAGCTAGAAATACATCTAGGAATCAGTCAAGCGACGTTGATGAAGATGGTATTCCAACAACATTTGTAAGACCTTCTAAACTGCACTATGAAATTGAAAAGCCAGCAAGTAATAAATATTCTGGAAAAGATTTGTTTACTGCTCCTCCTGTAGATCCTAGTGAAAGAGTATCTGTAAGGGCAAATAATAATTATAGAAGACTATCTAAAGAAGAATTTTTAGCACAGTCTCTGAAAGAGTGCAGTTCGCGACCTATTCAGGATATTGATGAATCGTAAAAAGAAAAAATTTGAAGACATGTATGAAATAATCGACCAAGTAATCAAGAAGCGAAAAAACAAATGGAAATTAAAAGCGATTACTTGGTTTGATTTTGAAGATATAGAGCAAATAATAAAGCTCCATATATATAAAAAATGGCATCTATGGGATCAATCGCGAGCGATAGAGCCTTGGGTAAATCGTATAGTCACGAATCAAATAAGAAATATCATTAGAAATAATTATACAAGTTTTGCTCGTCCGTGTTTGTCTTGTCCATTTAATCAAAATAAAGAAGGCGACACAGGTGCAGAAACGTCTTGCGGATTTACTGCTAGTGGTAAGCAATGTAATGAATGTCCTTTATACGCTAAGTGGGAAAAGATAAAAAAATCAGCGTATGATGTAAAAATAACAGTTAGTTTGGAAAATCATAAGAATTATTTCATGAACTTCGAATCTAGTGCAAGTTATGATTACAAAAATGCTGAGAATAAGTTGCACGATTTAATGAAAACCAATTTAAGCGACAAACATTTTTTTGTTTATAAAATGTTTTTTATAGATAACCTAACAGATGATCAAGTAGCCAAAATTTTACGATTTAAAACTAGTGAAAAAGGCAGAAAAGCTGGTTATAAACAAATAAAAAATTTAAAAAAAATGCTATATATTAAAGCGCAGAATTTGCTGAAAGATAACGATATATTTTCTTCTTAATATGTTAACTGACGAAAACAAAGCATTTATTCTAAGAAAGATAAACGAAGGAACACAAGATTATGTTGTGTTGGCTAATCTCGTATTTAATAAAGAAGATCTAACGGGCAGATCTAAAGAGGCTAAAGCGGTTAGAGATTTTTTAATTACAACTGGGTTCACAAAGAAACAAGAAAAGCCCAAACCCACGCAAACCGTAGAAACACTATCAAAAGAAAACTGCGAATTCATAGATCAAAACATAAAAACAGGAATTACCCCTAGACAAGTAACAGAATTAATATTTCATGAGAAATTTGTTGGACTAGAAAATATAAATATATTTATTACTCCAGAATACAGGGCAGTTCAAAAATATATAAAAGAAAAGTATCCTGATTTTCTTGTAGATAACGAGTCTGGAGTGGGAGATAAATATTCTGTTCCTCGTTCAATTAAAACAGTAATTAATAAAGTAAATAAATGGGCGGGACAAAGCATATCAGAAGAAAAACTTTCTTTGCAACATAGAAAATGCATGGAAAAATTATTGACTTATTTATCAAGTCCCAGATTTGTTGGTAATTACGATTCTTATAATAGCTCTACAGACAAAGAGTTATTTGAAGCTGAGTTTGTTCGTTCAGTCTGGGACAAGCCTGATCTAACAGTTGATGAAATAAATTTGTATATCAATGTTTGCATGGATTATATCAATCTGCGCCAAATTGATATTAAGAAAAATAAAATCAACGACATGTTTAATGAAACGCAGGACCAAAAAGATTTTACAATGCGTTTAACCGAAGTATTAAAGACTATTTCAGAAGAGTATAATCAATGTGCTGGTCGTATTGACAAGAGTATCCAAAAACTAAACGGCGAACGCTCGAAAAGAGTCGAGCAGACTCATCAAAAGAACGCTTCTATTCTAAACCTTGTAGAACTATTCCAAGACGAACAAGAACGCAAAATGATGATTCAAATTGCAGATATGCAAAAGCGTACAATTAGAGAAGAAGCTGAACGTTTAGAAAATATGTCTGCATGGAAAGCTAGAATTTTGGGAATTTCCAAAGAAGATGCTATATGATTCAGTGTAAAATCTGTAGCGAGTCTTTCACAAATGATAAGTCTTTTCACGCTCATTTAAAAAAGCATAATCTTTATCAAGCTGAGTATTATTGCAAATATTATCCTAGACATTCTTTGTACTATAGGCAGCAAATACCATTTAAAAATAAAAAGCAATATTTTGAAACGGAATTTATTGATTACGGCGAATTTCTTAAATGGGAAAAGTCGGAAAACGAGGAAACCGTTAAGATTAAATGTTTAGATATTCTAAAGAAGAGAATAGATGAAAAACAATATCATTTTGCGCCATTTCATAATGAATTGATAACTTTAGATATGCCTAGCTTAAATATTTATAAGAAGCATTTTAATTCTTACACTGCTGCTTGTAAATTGCTAAACATTGAACCTTTGTTTAATAAAAATTTACCAGACACATTTAAGAGAACGGATTTGTCTCATTTACCTATTCTGATAGACACAAGAGAACAAGATGCTCTTGAATTTAAAAACAGCAAAATAGAAAAAATATTTGTTGGCGATTATCTTATTGCTGATAAGCGATATTTTACTAATACTTTTGTAGATAGAAAAAGCGAATCAGATTTTCTTGGAACAATGGCGTCTGGTATAGAAAGATTTGAAAGAGAATTGATAAAAGCTGTAGAACTAAATTGTTATTTATTTGTGGTTGTAGAAAGTAATATCAATACAATTCTTTTTAATCAAAAGAAGTATAATAGAAAAACAAATTTAGAATACGTTTTTCATAATATGCGTAACTTATGTCATAAATATCCTAGACATATACAATTTATATTCACAGGCAGTAGAAATAAATCTTTAGATATTATACCTAAGTTGTTGTATCATGGTAAGTCACTGTGGCAGGTAGATATTCAATATTTTTTAGATCATGTGGGAAACGGGCAACCAAGCACAAAGGAAATCGCAGCTCATTTCCAATGAGGAGTTAGCGAAGATTCCTGGTTATTTAGAAGAGCGAGAAGCGAAGTTATTGTTTTATCAATTTCTTCGAAACAATACTACTTTCGCTACAGATCTAATAACTGGCGTCAAATTATTTCCTTTCCAGCACATGGCTATTAAAGGGATGTTGGAAAGTGATTATTTTTTAGGAGTATGGTCGCGTGGTATGAGTAAATCTTATACCACTGGTATTTATGCTGTGCTTGATGCAATATTAAATCAGGGAGTTGAGACTGGTATATTATCGCGCTCGTTTCGTCAGTCAAAAATGATCTTCAAAAAGATAGAAGATATTGCGGCAAAACCAGAAGCATATCTTTTAAAACAATGTATTACAAAAATATCTAAGTCTAATGACGAATGGGTGATGGAGATTGGCAAAAGCCGCATTCGTGCATTGCCATTAGGTGATGGTGAAAAGCTGCGTGGATTCCGCTTTCATCGTATTATTATTGACGAGTTTTTATTGATGCCTGAACGTATTTATAATGAAGTTATTGTACCATTCTTATCTGTAGTACAAAATCCAACTCAGCGAGAAGAGTTGTATAACTTAGAAACGCAATTGATTGCTAAAGGAGAGATGACTGAGAACGATAGATATATCTGGCCCAATAATAAATTGATTGCATTATCTTCTGCGTCTTTTAAATTTGAATATTTATATAAGTTATATGAGCAATATGATAACTTAATATTTAATCCTAAAAACAATGAAAAAACAAAGCGTTGCATCATGCAGTTTTCTTATGATTGCGCTCCAGTCCAACTATACGATCAGAATCTAATCAATCAAGCTAAAGCAACAATGAGTGAGTCGCAATTCTTGCGAGAATTTGGCGCACAATTTAGTGATGATAGTTCTGGATATTTTAAAATTTCTAAGATGGCTTTGTGTACAGTGCCAGATGGTGAATTACCTGCTGTTGAAGTTGTTGGAAATCCAGAAGATGAATATATATTAGCGGTTGACCCTTCTTGGTCAGAAACGGAATCGTCGGACGATTTCGCTATTCAAGTATTAAAAATTAATAAAGAAAAACAAATCAATACATTAGTACATTCTTATGCTCTTTCAGGATCTGCACTAAAAGATCATATTAAATACTTCTTATATCTATTGCAAAACTTCAATGTAGTAGGAATTTGTATGGACTATAACGGTGGTGTTCAGTTTATGAATTCTTGCAATGAAAGCGAACTGTTTAAAGATGCTAAGATTAGTTTGAAATCAATAATAACAGAATTTGAACGTCCTGAAGAATATGCTCAGAATCTTTATGCCGCAAAAAGTGAATATAATAAATCAGATTATAAATATGTATTCTTAAGAAAGCCAACTTCTGGTTGGATACGTTTAGCTAACGAGTTGCTGCAAGCAAACTTTGATCATCGTCGCACATATTTCGCGAGCAGAGCTATCGACGATAACTTCAGAAGCCAAACTAAAAAACATATTGGTATTAGTGATCTCAAATTCTCTAACGCTTTAGACAGTGAAAAAGAAAATGAAGAAGCTAAGATGATTGACTTTGTAGAACATTTGTCAGACATGATCATGCTTACAAAAACAGAATGTGCTCTTATACAAATAACAACTTCTGCACAAGGTATGCAAAATTTCGATCTTCCAGCTAATCTTAAACGTAAATCTGGTCCAGATAAGCCTAGAAAAGATAGTTATTCAGCATTAGTATTAGGTAATTGGCTTTGTAAAATATATTTCGATATGGGTAATACTCAAGTTGAAGATGTTACAGAAACTTTTGAGCCTATGTTTATAGCTTAAAGTTAAAAAGTCACTTTCAAAGTTACAATGTGTAACTATTATTAACATGAGTCGCAAATATAATAAAAGATCAGATTATTGGAGTAAGTTTTCAAAGGCAAATGAGAATCAATCAGCACCTTTGGACGCTTTATTAAAGGATTACTCAGAACCTTCGCTTGTTGGCGACCCGTTTTATGAGCAAAGTACAGCTTCTACATACGAACGAACTGGAACTGGCGAAACAACGAACCTTCGCAGAAACCTAGCTTATGTAGGACCAAAGATATACAAATATGGTAACATTAGAGAAGGTATGTTGCCATTCGAAATGTCTATTAATGGATACAATATCCGCGATGCTATCGAATTATGTCAGAAAGCTTATGCTAACGTAGCTATTTTTAGAAATGCAGTTGATATAATGTCTGAATTTGCTAATGCCGAAATTTATTTAGAAGGCGGAAGTCAAAAAGCTAAAGACTTCTTTACCAAATGGATGAAATATACAAGAATGTGGAATGTAAAAGACCAATACTTCCGCGAATACTATCGTAGTGGTAACGTGTTCTTTTATAAAATCAATGCTAAGTTTGAAATCGACGACTTTCAAAAGCTTTTGGAAACATATGCTTCTTATGATGGATCTTCGTACAATACAGACATTAAATTATATAATTATCCAACACCATACGAGGTAAAGAACTTAGTTCCTGTTCAATATATACTTCTCAATCCATTTTATCTAACAACAAATCATACAAGCTCTTGGCATCAAGTTGTTTATCAGAAAATACTTTCTGAATATGAATTGGAAAGACTAAGATC